GTTCTTTTTCTTTCTTCTGATTTGATTCAATTTGAAGCTTTTCATTTAAAGCCAATGATTCTTTTGCTGAAATATTACCTTCAACAGCTAATTCTTTTAGAAAATCAGATTGTTTTTCCAAAGCGTTTTTTTCAGCTTCAATTCTTTTTATTTTTCTGTCTGATTGTTTAATGAAGAAATCTGAAGATAATTTTGCCAATTGATTTATTTGATCAAAATAATTCTTCTGATCTTCTAAATCTTTATTTCTTAAATCTTTTGCTGAATTATTTTGATTATCTGCTCTTCCTTCTAAAGCATCATTTATTTCATCATTATATTCATTTATTTTATTATTCTTTTCAGCTTCAATTGTCAATAGTTCTTCAGCACTTTTTTCAGTTTCAACTTTTATTTTTGTTTGAAGATCTGTATATTCAATAAGAAGGTTTTGATCCAATTCTTCTTTTTTCTTTTTATAATTTAATTCAATCTGAAGCTTTTTTTCTTCTGTTAAATCTTTCTGTTTTAACAATTCAATCCTTTCTTCTTCTAAATCCTGAATTAATTTATTTTTTCTAATATTAAATTCTTCATTTAAATTTTCAATTGTAAAAGTTAAATTATCTTTTAAATAATCCTTTTGAATTTCTGATTTCATTTCTAAAATCCTTTCAAAGTTTTCAACTTCTACTTCTCCGGTTAATATTGCTTTATCCAATTCTTCTTTAAATTTATTCTCCGCTTCAATATCAACTCCCCTCAAATTTCTTTGGTTTTCTATTTGTTGTATTTGATGTAAAAGATTTTTTTGTTCTGATATACTTTTATTCAGTTTATCATATTCAGTTTTCAATTCTTTCTTTGTCTTTTTGCCTTCAATATCTGTATCAATATCTGAATCTTTTGCTTCAATTATTAATTCAGTTTGATAAAGCTGTTCTTTTAAAGAATTTGTATAATCAATATTGTTCTGAATTGCTGTTTTTAAAGCTTGCTTTCTCCCTTCAGCATCCGCAATTTTCAACCTATTTTTAAAAGGATCATTTTCAAGATTTCTTATTTCAGCATCAATTAATTTTATTTGTTTTTGCAATTCAGATCTTTCATTTCTTATTTTGTCAAATAAGTTTTCATAAACATCTTTTTCAGTTCTTGTTTCAAAATCTGATTCAGTTCTTACAAACTCCTTTTTTAGAAGGAAGTTTTTAAATTCCTGTTGTGCAACTTTATTTTCCAACTCTCCTCTGTTAACCAAAATTTCTAATCTTTTTCGTTCCTTTTCAATCTGTTCATCTGTTTGGGACTGAAGTTTGGATTGATTCCTTTCAAGTTGTTTTGATGTTCTTTCAAATGCAATTTGTTTTTCATTTGCAACATCATAACCTTTTGCAATATCATAAATTGCTGAAGCTAATTCAATAGCTAAATTAATAGCAACAGCCATTCCAATTCCTTTCAAAGCTTTTCCAAAACCTGAAGAAGATTTTCCGGCTTCTCTTTGTGCTTTTCCTAAATTTTTAAATCCTTTTGCTGAAGTAATTAATGATTTATAAAGATCTTTGAATGATTTTATTTGCAACTGATTTAAAATCAATGTTGCTTTTGCTACTGCTTTGTAAGTGATCCAAAGCTTTAAAACTTTACCCAAAATAGAAAATATTGTCCCTAAATTTTCAGCCAAAAATTCAAATGTATTCTTCAAAGCGTTACCTATTGAAGTTGTTTCATTCATCTTCAAAATTTGTTCTTCAAAAGCGCTTCTTAATTTATCCATTGCACCGCCCAAAGTGTTCTGCATTGTGTCCGCCATTTCATCAACAACACCTTCAGCATTTTCATATTTTTTTGTCAATTTTGGAATTGTATCCAACTGATCCAATAAAACTAATAAAGAAGTTTTTGCATTTTTACCGACTTCTTCTTGCGCTCCGGCTAAATCTAATCCTTTTTCAGATAAATCTTTTAATGCTTCTGAAGTGCTTTTTCCTGTTGCATCCATTTCAGACAAGACCTGTCTTAATGAAGTACCGGCTTGACTTCCTGAAATTCCATTATTAGCCAAAACACCCAACATTGCTGAAGTTTCTTCTATTGAAACACCCGCTTTTTTTGATACAGGTGCAACATATTTCATTGCTTCAGCAAATTTTTCCATGTCTAAACCTGTTGTAACAAATGAAGCGCCCATAACATTGGCAACTCTATCAATATCTTTTGCTTCTAATCCAAACGCTCTTAAAGTAGAAGCTGAAACTTCTGATGCTCTTGCTAAATCTGTTCCTGATGCTAAAGCTAATTTTAAAACTGATTCTGTACTTTGTTCAATCTGATCCTGTGAAAATCCCAATTTCGCTAATTCAATTTGAAGATCTGCAACCTCTGAAGCTGTAAACTTTGTAGATCCTCCTAATTTTCGCTGTATCTTTTGAAGGGATTCTGTTTTTTCAGCTGTTGTTTGAAGTATTGCTGAAAGTTTTGCATTTGATTGTTCATAGTTTTTTACTACTCCAATAGCATCTTTTGATATTGCACCAACCCCCATTGCTAAACCAAATTGACTTAATAAGTTAGTCAATCCACCTAATGCGCTTTTATAATTACCAACATTTCTGAAATTATCCCCAACTGTTGAATCTAATTTTTTAAGCGCTTTATCTCCTTGTTTTGCTGATCGTGTAACCTTTTTATATTGGTTTTCTAATTCTCTATATTGTTTCGTGTTCTTTTTGCCTGATTGCTCCAAAAGAAGCATTTCAGCACCTAATTTTTTAGATTCATTTTTTAAATCCCTTGTATTGTTTTGAAGTTTTTTATAAGCGTTTGCTTCATCATTTGCAACCTTAACAGCTTTCTGTTCTTCCTTAATTAATCTTTCTTTTTGCCTTTTAAGATCAGAATCCAATTTTATCTGTTCCCTTTGTGTTTTAATTTTTTGTTGATTAACTTTTTCCTGTTCAATTAATAATTTGCTTCTTAAGGCTTCAGCTTTGTTTAATTCTTGCTTTATTTTTGCTTGTTCTTTGCTTAATTTTGTTGCTTCTTTTGTAGCTTTTACAAACTGATTTAAACCCTTCATTTTGCTAAAATCAGCGTTTTGAATTGTGGATTTTATAGAAGTTGCTAAAATTTTAAATTCAGAATTTATTCCTTTTAATTTGGTAATTGATTCTTCAGCTGATTTAACTAAATTTTTAAATAAATCATCCTCTAAAATATCATTTCTTTTAATTTGCTTTGCCATATTCGTTCAATATTGTATAAAATTCTAAAACTGTAACTTCTTTAATTGGTAACCTATAACCAACCCATTTTGATAAATATATCAATGTTTTTTCAATTTGATTTTCTTTTTCTTCTCCTTTAATAATTTCTTTCAATCTTCTTTCTTCTATTTCAATTTTTGTTTGAAGAAATTCATCTTCCTGAAGAATATAATCCAATTCCAAAACAGCTTTTTTTTTCATTAAATTTAAAAGCTTTTTATATTCATTTGATAATCCTAATTTTTCAATGTAACTATCATAAAGTATATTATAAGCTTCAGAAAGTTCTTCTTCAGTTTCTTCTTTCTGAATATTTCCTTTTATGATATAATTTAATTTTCCTTCATTTATTTTTACCCAATTAAACAAAGGACATTCTTCAATATCATTGTAAAATTTTGATCCTGATATATTCATGTATTCTATTTATTATTTCCAACCTTAATTTTTCTTTCGATTGACTATTTAATCCAACTATTCCATTGCCATATTTTGTAAATAAATTATCTGTTGGACTTTTTTGTGCTTCTCCATCAATTTCAAAAACATCATTAAAAACTGTAACAAATAAAGATCTATAAAACTCCCCTGTATCTTCTAAAGTGTAAGGAGTGCCGGCAACCTTTTCAGGATTAATTTTTTCAGTCCATTCAGAATATAATCCAATTACATCATTATCTTCATCCAATCCTTTTTGAAGTTGATCATTTCTAATCCAATCTAAAATTTTTTTTTGTGTTTTTTGATCCATAGAATAAAACCATAGAACAGTTGAGGTTAAAAGTCTAAACCTTTTCAAAACTATTCCAATTTTTGTTTCTAACAAATCAATCATAAAACAAAGATAAAAAAAAGGGAAGCTGAATAAACAACTTCCCTTTCAAATTATAAAGATTTATTTTTATACTGTGAAAGTATAACTTCCAATATAACCATCTTTTTTCGCTGTAACAGTTAAAATTGTTCCAACAGTTTGTGTTGCGTATGTAATTGTATATTCATTACCTACTGAAGCAACAGCTGAAACTGAAACTGAAGATCCTGTTGAATCAACTGCTGAAAAATCTGCTAAAACTAAACCTTTAACCTGTAAAGGATTAACAGCTGTTCCATAGTCTAAAGTTAATTTTGCAAC